GCGTATATCCTCAACGAAAGTATGATTTCTCATATGTCCTTCGTATGAATCTTTGATGATGCGGTATGCGATATCAACTTCGCCGTTCGTGAGGTGGGGTTCTTTAAGGAAATCTTCGTACTTCTTATGTACTTTGAAAATTCTGTTGAACTCTTCTCTTGAAACCATAGACTTTTCATCGCCTACCTTAGTAGCAAAGTCGATGATACGGTCACGGCTACGAAGAATATACCTATGATGATAAGTGCTATCTTCGCAGGGATATTCAAATACTCTACAAAGCTTACCATAGCACATAACACCAACTTTCTTTAATACTGTTTATAGATTACTTACTTTCCTGCACAGGTGCGTTTACAACATTTGCCATATCGCACAGGCTATCAATTAAGTTACCAACAGCATCGATGTCGATGTCATAGTTAATGGTGTCAGCCGAAGATTTAACAAGTGCCAAAACATATTCTTTCTTTGTTGCACCATCTTCGAATTTCTTCTCAGCTTCCTGCATTAAGTTCATAACCAAGTTAAGCAGATGAGACCAGTTCTTTTGTTTAACCGACTCTTTTACATACTTAACAAGGCTGATAATTAACGGGATAGCTGTAGCTAATCCTGCTAAAATTGCAGTAATCAATTCTACTGTGTTCATCACACTACCTCCTAAATTTAATCTGCATACGCCCATTTGTACCCTTGAGATGATTTATACCTGCCACCACAACAATGCAATATAGAGGACTTTTCATACCCAAGCAAGCTAACAATTTCATTAGCCGATTCAAATGTTCGTATATAATTACCGTGTAAGTCATATTGATTTATTTGTTTCTCAAAATTAACCTTGCCCGAAAATCTCCCGGGTGGAGTATCAGAAAGATATCTCCATTGACTCTTGCCAGAAAACCCATTTTTAATTTTACAACATTTTAAAATGGCCTGTCTGGTAGAACCTGAAACACACCTTGATGCTTCTTTGGCTGATTGGAATGTAGCAATGTACCTACCATCAAAATCATATTGAACAACGGGTGTACCTTTTGTTTTACGAACAGATTGATACCCTCGCATTAGACTTTCTGATTTTGAATATTTATCATATGTGGCTAATATATAAATAACCGTACCTTGTTCAATCTGAAGACGCTCTGATATTTCACCAGTCCTCAGTCCTTTATCCCAAAGAGAATATACCTCGTCGTAATCTATCTTTTTACCACCCATTCCACCTGCTGTACAGTTATAACCGTGAGCGGTTGTATTGCTTCGATAGAACGCTATCCAATATATTTCTCTTTCATCCAAGTGAGAGTCGTCACATTGCTCGATAGTCTCAATGATAAATGCGTCAGGGGTATATTTCTTCAAAGCCTTATTGATTGGATACTCTCCGTTGATATGGCTTAAGTGTTCTTTCCAACGAAACTCTACAGTTCTGCAGGTTTGTCCTATATACACCTTGCCATTAACCGTGTTTGTTATTTTGTAAATATATCCCATGTCATTAACCTTTGATTGATTTGTAAAAACGGTACAGGAAGATTAACATTTCCTGTCGTGTGCACTCACTATGTAATTTGTAATTGCCTGTATCATCTCCGTAGAGAATACCGTTTTTAACCGCGTTATTTACCGCCTCAGCCGCCCAAGCGTCTGGGGTGTTATCTTTTATTACCTCAGGCTTAACCTCGCTCTGAGGTGCCTTTCTGTCGCTCACAGACACATATGCAGAGCTTATGTATCCTGTACCGATTGTCGGGTACTCAACTCTGTACCAGCCGTTGTCGGTTTGAGCACAGATAGTTACTGTGTCGCCGTCTGCGTGCTTACCAATAATAGAAGCTCCGACTCTTGGTTGCTTTCTGATATTAAGCACATCGCCCTTAACAGATACAGTTCCAATATAATCAACTTTAGACTCATTCCATTTGAACTCTTCATTCACAAGCTCATATACCTTCTGTCTAAATGTATCCATATTCTCACCGTGTTTAGGGAACCAGTGCATTACATCACCGTGATTAGATGCAATACCCATTGTGTGTCCTTCAGAGTGACAGATAATATCCGTCAAAGGATTTAGGTTATACATCTTGCAGAGATATGCACAGAGTTCTGCGGCCTCATTAAACACCGCTCTAAAATAAGTAGCATCTGTAAGACCATCTTCACAAATCTCAAAAGAGATATGTGTATTATTTGCGGAACCCTTATTGCCAGATGCAGCGTGCCAACCTCTCCAGTTCCAAGGCAGTGTCTGATATGTAGCAACAGTACCATCAGCCATCTTACCAATAAAACCGTGAACACAGGCACCGACTCCGCTCATATTCCAATGGTTGTTATATTGGTTATAGCCGAGTCTTCCGTCATCGGGAACATATCTTTTAAGCCACGGATTGTTAGCTCCAGTGGAGTGAACCATAATACCCTTAGGAGTAATAGTTCTTCCGGCTTTATAGCAATCATTGAGGGTTAAGATACTTTCAAATAGTCTCATCGTAAATCACCCCTCTTATTTTACCAAGCCGTACACCCTGTCAAGAAATACAAGCATCTCCTGTCTGGTGCAGGCGTTGTGAAGTTTATAGTTACCGTTTTCATCTCCGAAGAGAATCTTGTTTTTAACTGCCCAGTCAACAGCTTCTTTAGCCCAAACATCAGGCGTGTTATCTAATTTGATTTCTGCCATAGACTTGTCCTCCTTAATAGCATACTTTGCATAATATCCTTCGCCATATGAAGCTCTTTTCGTTTGCATAGCTTTACTTTGGTCGGCAGGTCTTTCGAACTCAAGTAATACTGCGTTTGAAGCATCAAGTACGGAAGTGGCAGATGTCAAAGTTTTAAGAACCTTTTTGTAGCCTGTGCTCAATTCCTGATACAAGAAATCAAGTTGCATTTCAAGGTCTCCAATAGATTTACCAGAAGCCTTAGCGAAGTTCAACATAGCTTGCTTTCTACTCCAATAAGTCCACTGTGCAAGACCATAACCGGCACTATCCTTAACGAAGTTTTTATACTTACCGTTATCTACAACTTCTGTATATTTCTCATCCGTGTACTTTAACTTCTTTTCGTATGAGTTCTGTAAATTCTTAGGGTTCAAAGCGGATTCTGCATAGAGATTACCGAGAAGACCTGCACAGCCGTAGTCATTCAGTCCTTTTGATTTGAAGTAATTCCAAATCTTTTCTTCGTTTGTCATACCTTTTAAACTCATTACAGCTTTCCTCCTTCCTTATAAACACACAGATATTTACCTTGAACAATAGTATTTTTCCTACAAGCACAAGCAATCGTATCCTTATGTACTCCAAGGTATTGTGCTAATTGTGTAGCACTATCAAAAGTGTTTATATAATTACGGTGTAAATCATATAAAACAACAGGTTTTCTAAGATGTCTTGCGTGGTTTTCAGATTTGCATTTCATTCTTCCTAAGAAATTTTCTTTGAATAATTTCAAATCCTTACATTCATCCTGATACACCCAAGTAAAACCGTGTGTATAATTAAGCTTCCCCTGACAAACCCTGCAAATCACACTGTGTGATATACCGGTTATTTCTTCTGCCTCTCGCAAGCTTTTGTATGATTTTACAAAATTACCGTTCATATCAAATTGATATATAGGTCTACAAAGAATATCGTCATACAGGCCAGAGCTCCAAGACTTTTTGGTATTAGCTCCTGTAATTGCTTTATTCTTTTCACTATGATGTTTGTTATAAAAACCATTATCTTTTCCATAATAACTTACACCAGTGGTTCCATCTCCTCCGGCGGAAATGTTGTAGCCATAATTCTTATCGTTTGATTTCAGTTTAGATATCAAAAGTATTTCAAAATTTTTAGCCTCAAGCTCAGTTAAATTACTTGCAACAACTTCGTGATATATTGCATCCCATCCATATTTTTGAATAGCATTATAAAACGCTGTGCACTCCTTATATCCTTTGCCATTTCTCCAACGATGGTTGGGTGTTTGACTTGTAATTCCAACATAATATTTTTGGCTTGGACTAATATGTATGTATACACACCAACTGGTGTCATTCGTTTTTAATGGAGCCATCATAACCTCCGTTAACAATCACGATTCATATTTACATAGGGGACATCAAATTCCTCAGCCTGTTCCTGAGCTTTCTTGATTATTTCCTCTACACTGGGAGAATCGTTCTTTCCAAAAGTGTCTGTGTGTTTACTAATGTTTTCAATAACAGACTTAGCGAGGTATCCAACCACAACGGCAATGATTGCTGTCGCAATGGTTTTGGATAATGTTTCTGCTATTTCTGTTTTGTCATACCAAGCAAGTACATAAGTACCCCACATCATAAGTATCGAACTATTTACAATTCGAGTAAGCAATCTTTTGGAATATTCTTTCTCTCGTTTAGCGGATACACTTCTAAAGAAGTCCGCAATACGAGAAAATAATTTCTTTTTCTGTTTATTCTTTTTTGCCAAATGTATCGCCTCCCGGATATAACAAGACCGCCGCACGATTAACTCGCAACGGCGGTTTATTTTTTATATTAACAGGTTTGAAAGAGAGAGCGTTACCCACTTACTGCCATCATTATACTGCAAGGTGTTGTTAAAATATCTTAATGCGTGAGCACCGTCTTCTGAGTTGACGGTACCTTGAATATGTACACCAGCGGCATCGATGGCTTTTCTTAAGTCCTCGGTTAACTTGGATGCGTCAATAAAATTATCTGGAATAATTGCGGCACCCGCATCTCCCTTTGAGACTACGGTTTTGTCTGTGTACTTCTTGGCAAGAGCAAGAGTTTCAACACTTATAGCCATTCAAGTCACTCCTTTCTGGTGATTATAATTCTTTCCATACACCTTCGCTATTCAACATCCAGACAGAACTGTCGTCAATAACGAGAGCAGTAGAACCTGTTGGACATTTATCTTTGTCCGTAAACTGTGTAGGAAGATTGTCTATGTCCGCACGAACATCACAGACAAACTCCTGCTGACAATCGAGGGGTGTACCTTTATAAGTTTTCTTTGTGATAGCCATAGCCTACCTCCTTTATTTAACCTTTTCAAAATAATCCTTTTTGTTGATTTTGTCAGGCGTACCCGTTTGAATACAAAGGTATAATTTATCTTTGTATAAATAGTAATAGTTGGCATAAACCTTCATACCGCTTTCCCAAGCAAAAGGATTTGTTGAGGTGCCCTGAGCATTAGGGTCTTCAACCGCTTCCCAAGTTATCTTGTGCTTTTTGTTCTTGGTTTCAATTTTAGCCTCCCATTTATAGCCGGGTTGAGTAGGTAAGTCTTCTGGTGCCGAATCGGCTGTGATACCAGCCTGTGCAGCGAGCCTTCCTAAATCCATAAAAGGCTTATGTAATTCAGCCGCCTTAGTCCATTTACCCATTATTCCTCAACCTCCTCACCGGTCACGCCCAAAAGATTAAGAGCTTCTTTCATATCTTCGTTTTCTTCTTTTAAAGCGGAATAATCTCCAGAATTATTAGACGGGGTTTCGCCTGTATAAACTTCACCCACAATCTCTTCATATTCATCGGCTGTTATCCATCCTTTGAGAACGGCATTTGCCACACGGTTCTTATCCCACAAGCCACGGTCATAATAGTCTTTTACTTTATTAAAGTTTGTGCTGTGTTCCATACATTAGCCCTCCTCAATCTCTTCGTTCATCATACCCTCGTCTTCGGGTGTGCTAAGGTCAACATCACTCATCATAGCGATATAGTCGGTATCAGCTCTGTTCTTAGCCACCTCAGCTGTGAGGGCAGCATTTCTCTTACGCTCAATCAAGAGCTGGTCTTTTATTGATAAATACTGCATACTAAACCTCCCATAAAGATTTATAAAATCGTTTCATATTTTCAATCATAAAGTAGTCATCCGTCCTGCTTAAGAACGGAGTACCCTTTCTTGCGGCAGAGGGTTCTGCCGAAGCGTGAGCTAACCACGATTCAAAGCACTGGTCTACTTTGTCACGAGTCATTCGACCTTCATCAACCAATTTCTTCATACGCTTTAACTTGCGACGCTCGTGGGTTACTTTGTTTGGAAGAACTTTCTTTACGACTTTCCCAGTCTCGGTAAGTCTGAAAGAGTATCCAAGAAAATGGATTGGTTGTGTTATGGGAAATATCTGTGTTTTCTTTGCACTCAGCTTTAATCCCATTTTGTTAAGTTCGTCTTCAATATATTTCAGGCAGTCCTTTAAGACATCCTTATTTTCGTGGATAAGGATAAGGTCATCCATATATCTGACATAGTGCTTGATTCGTTTACGCTCTTTAATCCCGTGGTCGATATCATTTAATACAGCCAGTTGACAAAGCTGTGTTGCCTGAGAACCAAGTCCCATACCAACACCCGGGCTTTCTTCGGTGCTAAAGCTATCAACAATTCGGCAGACTTCGGAGTAAGCCCAATCATCATCACATAACTTTCGCATCTTTTCTTTGACTACACTATGTGGGGCGGAGCCAAAGTAATTTGTTATGTCGCATTTTAAGACATAACCACTACGACTGTGCTTGTGGTAAAATCGTTGTATGTGGGCAACGAGCCTACGCCGTGCAAACTCTGTGCCTTTATTATCAAGACAAGCACCGTTATCGTAGATAAAGGATTTTGTGATTTGTTCTGTCAAGTATGTGTCACAAAGACTTCTTTGGAATACTCTATCTTTAAATCGTGTACTTACGATATCTCGTTTCTTGGGTTCATAGATTGTAAACCGAGAATATTCTTCGAGGTCGTAGGTACCATTCATTAACTGTTCTTCAAGCTTTGCACAGTTTATGATTCCATTCTTTACCCAGCCTGCGACACTATCTTTCCACATAACACTTGATTTACAAACATTCATTGCGTTATACAAATTTTCAAAGTCACAAGCCATCTCCTTGACAGCAGGTGCGTTCTTAGTATTCATTGAGCACCTCTTTCTGATTAAAATAAATTTTGAACACCGTGTATAGCAGTACCTACTACCGTTGGTTGAGTAGACTGCATCGGCATACCTGTTTCGCCTTTTACGGCTGGGATAGTCGTTCCTTGCGTGGGTATTCGGTTTGGTCACATAAAGTGCTACTTCCTACTGATACCACCCAATCCGGAGCGACGCCGTTACTGTTGTTGGCATTGTTGTTGTTCAAGTTACCTGTAGGGTTGACATTACGAACATTATTACCGTTGGTAGAATTAGGAGTACGCAACCACTGAGGCACCTAAAATGCAGCACGGAACTTCTTACAACGACTACCCCATATTGTTATTTCTTAAGAGAAGCAGTATATCTTTGCTTGTCAGATTTACGCCAATTTTGTATCATACGCTTCAGGTGTCCTATCTGTTCGCCGATATACTTTACTCTCTTGCTTTTAATAAGTTTTCTGCGATACATAAGAGTGGCAGAAGTGAGTACATCCTCAACCGCACGCTCTGCCTGTGATTGAAACTTTCTTCGCTCGTAAAGACTTGCGTTGTCTTCAATCACAATTTTGTTTGCCGTCTGAATGTTAGATACACAAGACAACATTTTAGAACGCATATTATCTGCAAACCATTTTGAATTTGCATACTCAAGCATTTTGTCTCTTGTAATCTTAGCATCCTCGCTCGGCTCTGGTGGCAGATAATACTTTACTGTAACATCAAATATGTATTGCAAAAGATTATCAGCTTCTGTTTCGATAGCGAGTTTTCCTCTGCATCTCTGACCTTCTGGTACACTCATTTCTTCAACCTCCTATCATATACCGCAAAGGGGTTAAGACCTTTATTATATATCGTAAAGGGTATCCCTTGTCTAATCCCATAAAGGGTGGGACAAAGTTACTATATCCCACAAAGGGTAGTCACTCTTTATAGATACACCCCTCGCTATCATATACCGCAAAGGGTGTACCATATATTATTTTTGTTGTGTATCGGTATAATAATCACCCTGTCGGGTGGATTATTATTACACGATTACGCAAGCCGGAGCGACGCCGAAACTGTTGCCGGCACCGATGTTGTACAAGGTACCAGCAGGGTTGACAACACGAACACTATAACCGTAGGTAGAATAAGGAGTACGCAACCACCAATAAGTTGCGGAACCGTTTCTGTATTTAATTCTGTTCGAGTCTGCTCCAGTACCGGGAGATGCTAAATCAGAATATCCAGCACCATAGTACTCATATACTTTACCGTCTGCTCCATCAGCACTACGCTCTGTGCCTGCATAGATTTCAGGACGAGAGAGTAAGAAGAAGCGTTCAGTAGATGTGTTGTGGCCGTAGCCATCAGAAATACTCTGCTGGGTATCCTTTACAACTTCTCCAACAACATCAAGGAAAGCAGGGTCAATACCCTTTAAGAAACCTGCAGTGCTTGCGTTTGCGGGTCTATCAAATACAGACTTAGGTTCCCACCAAGCATTACCCTCTGCATCAGTATTTAACCACTGACGGAGAGCAGATTCAGCCCAGTTGTTAGAACCGTAACGCATACGGTGTACGCAGTTTGTATTTTCTGTAGTTGCTGTAGCGTGAAGTGTAGGCATTGCAGTACCAGCTTCGCCCTCTGCAACAGTTACAGTTTCGATTGCTGTAGCGGCACCAACAGATGCGTATGTAGAAATCTTACAAGTATTAGCCTGTACATTATAACCCCAAGCAAAACGAACCTGTCCACCAACAGGAACATCGTTTGCAAGGGTGAAGTTTAATGTAGAGCCACCACCGTAAGCGTTATCGTAACCGGCAGGAAGTGTGAAGTGATATGTACCAGCCGCAAGACCCTGAGGATATGTTGCCGCATCAATATACCAAGCAGCTTCAGCCGCATCGAATACCATAGCAGCAGTCCAGAGGTCGTGCATCTGTAATGTCATACTGTGTTCTAAGGTTCCGTCCGCGGGTGTATCGTGGTCAATACCAATAACATCAAAAGCAAGCTGTGTAGATGTCTCTGTGATAATCACATGGTCGCCAGCTTCAGCAGTACCAGTTACAGAGATACCATAGTTTTCAAGCCTAACAGCCTTACCGTCTTCATTACGCCAAGACTTTCCATCAAATGTGAAAACATACTCGCCGGCGTGAACTTCTCCGCAACCTTCCACGAAAGAGTTTGCATTAACGGTAACCGCTGTGATACCAGTACTTGTGCCTTTACTTGCTGTAACGGCAGATAACTTTTCGACAATGAACTGGTCACCAATGTCGAAGTACTGTGCAGCCGCACCGTTTCTTACGATAGTCTGCACATCGCCCCAAGTCTTAGGAGCTTCACCAAACACTTTGTCTGAAACAACATCAACCTTAGATTGAATTTTCTGTGTCTGGTCATTTAAGGCACCGTATGCCTCGTCAATTTTTGCCATATTAGAATTGCCTTCTTCGCCGTTGATACCAACACGCCAATCTTTGAAAGTGGTAGTTGTATCATCTTCGGGAGTAAGCAATAAGTTTAAATTTGGTGTATAACTCATTTCGTTCCTCCAATTCTTATATTAAATTCTTTACATATCTACAGAGCCGCTTTGAGGTGTAGTTACAACTGCGGCACCCATATTGTGAATAGTATGATTATCCCATTGATACAGGTATCGGTTGTCGTAATGCCCAAGCCCATAGTATGCTTCCATTTCGTCAGCAACCATAAAGGTAGTCAGTATTGTTTGAGAAACAACACCAAGTCCTGCGGCTACCTCCATCTCTTTGAGAGTCTGATTAGATAGCTTCGCCAAAGATTGCTTTGGATATATAAGCGATGAAATACTTATAGATATCTCTGGGTTTTTCAAAGCAAAGATGTTCTGTTTGCAAGAGCAAATAATCTGATAAGAAAAGTCTGCATCATCAGAAAGTTGTAATGTATTTCTTACAACATTCTTAATATCAACATTTGAAACAAAGTCGGCAATTTCACTTGTAATATGTAAGTCGTGTTCTCCGATATCAAATGTGAATTTCATATACACTTTTCCACAGGTCGTAACGAGAGATAATTTAGGATAGATTAAATCCATATCCGAGAGAAGCCAATCGTCATACTCATACAGATAGCCATCAAACCAGTGGGTACCACTTGTGTTTAACAACAGTTCAACGACCTTGCTCATATTAGCTGTAATACGGTCTGTTAAACGAGCTGATAACTTAGCAGTATTTAATCTGGTTGTGTTGGTTACCTCTCCAGAAGTAAGGAGTTTGAGTTCATTCGGCTCAACATCTGCCGTTTTGACTAATGCCATATCGACATTTGATTTCAGCTTTAAGATTTGCTCTCTTAAGGCAACAAGCATTTTCTTGTCTACCTCAACCTTACTTCCATTAAGTGCAAGATAGCTATAGTTCTTGTCGCTTAAGAGGTTGACATCTATTAAACAGTCAACCTCATTTTGTGTAAGTCGGAAGATAAGAGGGTCTAACTCGTCTCCGTAGATACCTTGCCTGTCTGTCAAGTTATAGATATACACATCGTAGCTGTGATACCTTTCATCAAGGACAATATCAAATGAATTGTTCTTATCTACAACGATGTCATATTCTTTTGGCAGACCACCGAGCAAAATATCAATCTGCGCCAAGACTCATCACCTCGTTTAATCTGTAAGTTGTAAGTAAAGACTGTTTGCTTTGATAGTAGCAATAGTATTTGTTTCGATGATTCTCGAAGTAGTAAGCTGGTTGTACATCAACAGATTACCTTCGTTTTTCGCATCATAAATAACATAGTACCTTGCGGGAGCAGATGCAGGGAACCAGTCAGAAAGGCTCTCGGGGAAATTGATTGCATTTGCGTTACTGATTACGCCATCAGCAGGAGCTGTTAAAGACGAGAGCTGAACTCTTGTATATCCGCTACCGGCACTGTTAGGCTCAGTAACATTGGTTCCGTCAGCGGTAGGTGCTGTGCTTGACAGACCAATATAGTAAGTTGTTGGGAGTTCTGTACCTGTTGCAGTACTGAAAACATTACCCATAATGACATTCTTAAAATATGTAGTATTCAATGTCGTTTCCTCCTATCTTTAATTTAAAACATATTCTTGGTTGATGTTCTTAGCGATATTCATAATACCCTGATTTGGGATTTCAGAACTACCACTGGCATCAACAATAGTGATTTGGTAAATGAACTTTCCATAAAGAAGGGCTGTGTCTTCTTTAGGAATTTTCAAAATGATTACGCTCGCACATCCAGTTTCATCAGCTAACAACTCTGGGGTATATGACAAAATTGGTGAGCCTGTTTTGTTGGAGTAATTACAGATAGCGAAGTTTACATCTGCACCGCTGGCATCAAATGGTTCGCCTCTGTGATTTTTCAAATGAAAGTTAAAATCCTGAGTTTCGCCTCCAACAAACGAGATTTCAGGAAGTGTATAAACTGTTGTTTGCATAACATCAACCTCCTATGCTAATTGGGAATTCACACATAATCTCAACATTTCCTACGCCGTTCATAATCAAATGATTAGTACCACGACATAATCTCAGGAAGTTGAAATTAAAATACTGATATGGATTATCAACCGTATTGCAGGTAATGATTTCGTTTTCTGTGTCAATAAAAATGTTTGTCGCAGAAGTAGGTAAACCTGTAAACTGCATAACACGATTATTATCCGTTTCGTTTATAATGTTGAATGTCCCACCTTTGCTAAGGAACAGATTAAGTTTGGGTTTGTAATATCCGCGATACGAACTTTTATTATGTATATCAATTTCTGTTGTACCGTTTACAACACCCGTAAAAACTTCAGGATACTGGTATGCAAAAGGAGAGTCACAGATAACTTTACAAGTAAATCCCCAAGGGAGATTTCCAACATCAGTATGTTTGAGGTCGGTAATAAAGCATTTATATCTGAACATTTCCATATCCGGCTGAGTTATCTCAAGCCATTGATATTTATCGTGAGCTGTTAGCCAGTTCGCAATAATATCCATATCCCATCTATCAAGAAATACACCCTTGTTAATAGCATTGATATCCGCTCCGAATGTCATAGTGAACTCAAGCGGTTTGTTTGTAATAACGCCGTAATGCAACGGGGTATATCGTCTTGCGATTCTGTCCTCAACAATCTCCGAGTTAACAGACAAGGTGTTGCTTGTATCGGACTTGGTTCCGAAGTCATACATCATCAATCCATACTCTGTACACGAAATGCCGTTAAAGCTAAATTCGCATCCATAAAAAGCCATTGTATCACCTCGCTATTTATTTCTTTTCTTTTGCCTCCGCTTTATCAGAGTTCTCGTTTGCAGAAACAATCTCCTGACAAACTTCCTCGATAATTGCAATACAACCACCAAGGTTCATAAGGTTTGCTTTTCCTTTAACCTCGATGTTGTTAAGTGCATTAACAACAGATGCAAGTTTATTCAAAATCTGAGTGTTCATAAAACTATCCTTTCATACATAAATTTATTCTGGTACATTGTTCAGCACACTGACAATGTTATTTAAAATATAAGCCGTTACGGCACTTCCTTTAGACACAGAGGAAAGAGGGTTGTTGCTGTACATCGCATTGATTGCTGTAACAGCTTGATTAAACATTGCGGCCGTAAAAGTGTTACCTTTAACTGCAGTCGTAAACGAATAATCACTAAGACCTTTCCAATCCCGGAACTCATTTATTTTG